AAGACGTATTTGGAAACAATTATTACTTTCAGAAGACGCGATGTTAATTTATCGTGTATCAAGAGCCCCTGAAAGACGTGTATTTAAAGTATTCGTTGGTAATATGGACGATAAAGATGTTGATGCATATGTACAAAGAGTTGCAAGTAAATTTAAAAGAGATCAGGTAGTAGATCATAATACAGGAAATGTCGATATGAGATATAATCAAATGGCAGTTGACCAAGATTATTTTATTCCTGTCCGAGACCCTGCAGCGACAAATCCTATTGAAACGTTGGATGGTGCTAAAAACTTAGCGGAAATTGCAGATATTGAATATATTCAGAAAAAATTAGTTACTGCACTTAGAATACCAAAGGCGTACCTCGGTTTCGAGGAAGCGGTTGGTGATGGAAAAAATTTATCTTTGTTGGATATTAGATTCGCTAGAACAATTAATAGAATTCAAAAGTCCATGATTGCGGGATTGAACAAAATTGCAATTATTCATTTATTCCTTTTAGGATTCGAAGACGAATTGACCAACTTTACCCTTGGTTTAACAAATCCATCAAAACAATCAGACCTTTTAGGTATCGAGGTATGGAAAGAAAAAATAGCACTTTTCAAAGACGCAGTTGCAGCAATTCAAGATAGTGTTGCACCTGTGTCTGCGTCTTGGGCTAAAAAACATATTTTAGGATTTTCAGATGATGAAATACGACTTGACTTACAACAACAAAGAATCGAGAGGGCGGTTTCTGCTGAGTTAGGTAAAACTGCAGAAATAATTACCAAAACAGGATTATTTGATACAATTGATTCTCTTTACGGTAAAAAAGATGAAGCACCTGCGGGTGCCGAAACAGGAGCATCTCCGGCAGAAGGTGGAGCACCTCCGGCAGAAGGTGGAGCACCTCCGGCAGAAGCAGGAGGAGGAGCGCCTCCACCGGCACCTGAAGCTGCTGTAACTCCTGAAAACTTCAATAAAAATGATTTAAATTTAATTTTGGAAAATGCACTTTTTGATAAAGATAATACAATTGATTTGTCTAAAGGTAGAGCTTATTTGAACGAAATAGACGATAAAATTAAAAACTTATTGAGTAAGTAAGTATTTATTATAAAAAATTATTATGGCGACTTTTGGTGAAATTAAAACTAAAATAGAAGAAACTTTTATTAACTTATATGGTAAAGAGGAGTTCAAATATTTTTCTAATCAATTCAAAACTATTGTTTTGGAAAACAAAGATATTGCAGAATTGTATTACATATATGACGATTTAACGGAAAATAAAGGTATGTCTGTAGACTTGGTTAATGAGTACTTGAATGAATCTCTTGAATACTCACAAATTTTAGTAGAAAACAATAAAAATTTATTAAAAAAAGTTTCTTCATGGATTAATACTTTAGATTTACATGAAAACCCTAAAAACAAGTATGAGAGTATTGATAATATCATATACAATAATTCAATAAAAAACTTAGAGTCCATTTTAGAATCAAAAAAAGAAATTTCAAAAATTCTTACGACAAAAAAAACAAATAGTGTTGCCAATGAATCAATCAACTTACCTTTAGATACAATGTTGAAAGTTGCTAATTCAAAGTTAAACCAAAAAATTTCTAACTTATCAGAAAACGAAAAAAAGGATTTAAAAGAAATTGTGTCTTTGTCGAAAGATGAGTTAGAACTACGAATGGAGAGACTTAAAGAGTCTATTGTTGAAAGTTTAAAAATGAAGTTAAATGAATCAAATGAAAAAGATTTAAATAACACAATCGAAAAAACCGTTAGTAAAATCCAAAACTCACCTGTTGATTTCTATAATTATTATAAATTGAAACAACTTCAAGAAGGTTTATGATAAATTTTTTTAAAAACATGATGGAAGGTGCAAATGGAGGAATTTCATCCAAAAGATTTATTGGTCTTTTGTGTAGTATTTCTTTAATAGTTGCTCTATTTGTATCATTGTTTAGTTGTGGTAAATATGAAGCGCCGAATACTTTAATTGAAACAATCGGTTTACTTTCTTTTGGTACGTTAGGATTAACTTCGGTTGATTTTTTTACTCACAAGAAAAAAGATACTAAAAATCAAGAAGAAAATTGATTTTTTTTATTTTGTACGTAAACTGCTCTTATTTTTTGTTTTCTACTTTTTACTGATTTTTTAACAAATTCTTGCCTTTCTTTTAGAAACTCTAATTGTTTTGTTTTGAACACCTTAAATTTATATTGTTTCAAGGCTTGCTCAATATTATTTTTTTTTACTTCAACAATAATCATAAATTTTTTTTCTTTTTTAATATAAATATACAAAATTTTTTACGTTTTGACAAATTCATATATAAATGTTATATTTTAAAAAAATAAACCTCTTACATATGAAAAATGAAGAAAGGAAAAACATCAAAGTTAAACATTTTTGATGATGCAAAATGTCAATATGGAACAGTAGATTCCAAAAATTTCAAATCAATCTACATAATTTTACAAACTTGGGTTGAACCTAAAGAAGAATTTTCTAACTGGATTTCGATAACAGGGTCAATTAAAAGACAAATATTACATACACTTCTTGAAGTTGTTGATTACAAAATTTTTGAAAAAAAAAGTATTGTAGATTTGGATTTGAGAACAAGCGGGTTACAGAAAAATAAAAAAAGTTTTTTAAATTTAGAAATAACACTATTCACAAATAAAGATAATATTGATTTTAAATCAATAATTTTAAGAAGTAAAATAAAAAATATATTATCATCAATATATAAAGATGACTTAAAAAATTCAAAGTATTTTACATTAAGTATGACCAAAACGAAAGAAACTGTAAGTATATAATATTTATCATAAAAAAGATTATGAAAATATTAGGACCAAAAGACACAGGAAAAGGAATACTTGTTGAGTGGGATGCCGGAATAATTAATCCAAACGAATATAGAAATAGTCAAGTTATAAAAGAATCGTATGGTCAGTTAGATTATTCCAAGCCTTTTGTTTTTTACGCTACTTTACAGAAATACGGAGTACCAAATAGAAATGGTAGAGTATATCCAGAGGCGGTACTTAAATCACAAGATAAAATATATCAACAAGCAATACGTGAACGTAGAGCTGTTGGTGAGCTAGACCACCCAGAAAGTTCTATAATAGCTGGTGATAGAATATCACATAATATTTTGGAAACATGGTGGGAAGGTCATACTCTTATGGGTAAAATGGAAATTTTAATGACCCCAGGTTTTATAAACTACGGTATAGTATCAACAAAAGGTGATGAAGTTGCAAACTTATTAAGAAATAGAATTAAAATAGGTGTGTCTTCACGTGGTGTTGGTTCTTTAAAAGAAGGTAAGAATGGTGAACAGATTGTTCAAGATGATTTTGAGATTATTTGTTGGGACGTTGTTACCGCTCCTTCTACACCAGATGCTTGGATTGGAAGAAGCGCAGAAGAAATGAGACCTTATGTTGAAAACGTAGAAAAGAAAAAACCAATATTAAAAGAAAATTTATTAAATGATTTAGATAAATTTTTATCTGAATAATAAAAATTTTTCCATTTTTTTTATATAAAAATGGTTTTTGGTAAAAATACACATATTTATTAACAAGTGAGAGTAATATCTCATGCTTATCTAATACATAAAAAAATTAAAAAAGATAAAATGGCAGAAAAAAAACCAATACTTGAAGAAGCTCTTTTGGATATCAAAAATATTCAAAATGCTCTCAATGCCAACACTAAAGAAATACTTCGTTCTGTAGCGAAAGAAGAAATTGATGGTGTTGTGAAAGAGTCTCTAATGGATGAGGCTTATGAAGAAGAAGATGTTGAGTCTTCTTTGGAAGAAACTTCTCACGCTGAACATGAAGCTGGTGAATCTAAAGCAGAGGAAAAAGCTGAACACGCTAAGAGTAAAGAGAAGAAAGAGAAAAAAGAAATGCAAGAAGGTTATATGGAAGAAGAAGGTCTGGAAACAGGCGAAATTGGAACGGAAGATGAGGAATCATCTGAAGAACTTGATATGACTGGAGCAAGTGACGAAGACGTAATCGCAATTTACAAAAAATTAAGTGGTGATGACGAAATCGAAATCGTTGGTGATGAACTTCACTTAAACATTACAGAACCAGGTGAATATGTTGTAAAACTTGATTCTTTAGAAGATGCTGAATTTGGTGATGACGAAGAAGAGGATGATGAAGAAGATTACTCTGATGAAATCGAACCAGCTGTAGGTGACGAAGAAGATGAAGTTGAATACGATATTGAAATCGGTGATGAAGAAGAAGAGGAAGACGCTGCCAATGTTGCAATGGGTGACGAAATGGGTGATGAAGAATCTGTAGAAGATGAAGAGTCTGTAGAAGATGAAGAGTCTGTAGAAGATGAAGAAGAATTA